TTGAACAACAGAACATGATTTTACAGGATGAAAATATGCACTTGAAAGACTTCTTAGCGGAAGCGACGGAAGAGAGAAGGGCCCCAGAAAAAAGAGTAAAGCCGCTTAAATATATTAGAGAGCTTTACGAGCTGTATGTTTCAGCAAAAAAAAGCGGGTTTTTGTTAGCTGCAGAAAAGAGAAAAGCGCATTTGGACGAGGTAGTTAAAAAATATTTAAAAATGTTTTTCCTGAATGCGGGAATGAAAAAACAGCCAATCAGGTTTTCTCAAAAATGGGATAAAAAATCAGAATACTTTAAGAGCTACATGATGGGAATCAAGCTTAAAGGGATAAGAGAGTTGGCAGAAATGGCAGGAAACTATAAATGCACAGTTGAAGATGTTTATAACGCAGTGACAATGGAGAGAGAAAACAAGGGACAAAAAGAACTCAACGCACATCCGTGCTTGACGAATCGGAAGCCTTTCAGAGGAGGTGAACAATGAATGTATTCAACAGGATAATACAACTGTTTAAAAACTATACCGGTGAACCGTTGCCCTTCAACGGGGCGGACGTATTTACAGGCAGGCAGTACCCGGAAAAGTTTGACTATCTCGAATTGTACCGGAAGGGCTCTTGGGTATATGCTTGTGTTCAGAAAATATCAAATAGCATAGCCGGCTCAACATGGTGGCTCTACCGAGGCGATAGAGAAATTACAGACCACCGGGCTTTGTGGCTCTTTGAGAAACCGAATCAATTCATGACACGCTACGAGCTCATGAACATGACGGTACAGTCATTAGAGCTGGTGGGAGAAGCGCATTGGCTCATCATGCGAAATGAAAGCGGAAAGCCGGTAGCTTTGTTCCCTCTGAACTCATCGCAAATGGAACTTGCAATGGAAAACGGCATCCCGGATCATTGGGAATATAACCTGCAATCGAACAGACAGGAGTTGTTGTTTGAGGACGTTGTGTTTTTTAAGTATACCGACCCGTCAAATCCTTGGCGTGGGGTTGCGCCTTTACACGCAGCCGGCATTGCAGCCGATTCGGACTTGGATGCCTCACGGTGGAACAGGACATTCTTCAAGAACTCAGCCGCCCCGGCATCAGCTTTGGAGATAGATTCAAAATTAAGTAAAGAGCAATTCTTAGTCTACAAGAAGCAGGTAGAAGCCTTTTACAAAGGCGTGAACAATGCACATAAGACTATTGTGTTAGACAGCGGCATGAAGTTTAAAAACATTCAGCTCTCACAGAAAGACATGGAATTTCTTGAATTGAGAAAGTTTTCAAGAGAAGAAATCGCAGCGGTTTTCGGAGTCCCGTTAAGCAAGTTGGGCTTGAATGAGAACTCAAACAGAGCAACGGCTTATATACACGATTATTCATTTGCGAAGGAAACATTAACGCCTAAATTAAGGATGATACAGGGAGCCTTGAACAAGTATTTTGCAACGACCTTTGAGGACAACTTGCATTTTGAGTTTGAGAGTGTGATTCCGAAAGACGATGAAACTTCGGCAAAGATTAACAATATTTATCTGACACAAGGTGTATTAACAGTTGACGAAGTACGTGAAAGCTTAGGTTACGAACCCTTAAAAAAAAAGACTGAACCGAAGCAATTAGAAAAGGCGAAAAGTTATCAAAGTGATATACGGACGATTGGAGACAACGAAGTCAAAGACTTCAAAGGTTGGATTACCGCGCGCTTCGAACAGCAACGGCGGGAGATGATTCGCAGGTTGCAGAAGCTCACACTTGAAAAGGGAATGTCATTTTATCAGGCGAGCAATTTTTCTGATTTCATAGCTTCTTTCCTCTTGCAGGGAGACGAACGAGAGATATGGGAAGAAGAATTGCAGGAACGGATGAAAGACCCGTTAAAGATGGCGGGACTAGCCCTTGCCGGTGCTTACGGTATTGGAATCAACTTCACACAGTTTGATGAAAATATAGAAAGAATGCTGATGAGAAGAAGTCAACGGTTTGCAAGGCAGATTAACGAAACGACGTATAACGACTTGAGAAGAGTCTTAATTGATCGCATGGTTGAAAGCGGATTGAATGAACGGGAATTGAGAAACGATATTAACAATGTCATGAGCCTGACAAAACGGCAACGGGCGGAAACAATAGCCCGAACGGAAGTCTTTTCAGCGATCAACGAGAGTACAAATCTTACATTTAAGGACAACGGCATACAAAAAAAGAAATGGTTGGCCGCTATTGACGAAAGAACAAGGCCGGCACACGCAGCAGCAAGTGGGCAAATTGTCAAGACAGAGGAACCTTTTAATGTAGGCGGGGATAGATTAATGTACCCGGGAGACCCTTCCGGGAGTCCTGGAAATATTATCAATTGCCGGTGTACCTTAATTCCGGTGATGGAATGAGAGGTTGAAAATGACTAAAAACGAGGCTTATTGGACGATAATAGAAAATTCTTTGAGTTTGCATGGATTTAAGGAAATAGAAAATGTTGAAGTTTGGTGCCTTTTTGAAAAGAAAGTATTCAAAAAAATAAAACAAATAGATGTGGATTGGAAACGAGTAGATGGTTTGGTCGTCAATTTAGAAAACGGTGATAGGCGTGAGCTTAAAATTCTTCCTGAAATATCTAATTATTTTTTGAATCCCAAGCTTGAGGAAGAACCTAAAACGTATGATTTTGATAAAATGTCTATGGACGAAATAAATGCATTGATAGCAGAACAAGAAAAAACTATAAAATAACAACTTAAACCATACAACAGCCTGAGAGGCTGTTTTTTTATTGGAGGTGAAATATGGAACTATTAACACGCGAAAAGAGTTTGACAGCTGAAATAAAAGCCGACTCAGAGGAAAGAACGCTTACAGCTATTGCATCGACATCCAATCCGGACAGAGACCACGACGTTTTGCCGAGCGACGGCTGGAACTTGAAAAACTTTAAGAAAAATCCTGTCATGCTTTATGGACATGATTCAAGAGCTTTACCGATAGCGACGGTTACAGACATCAAACAAGACGGTGAAAAGCTTGTTTTCAAAGCGAGATTTCCCAAGCCTGGTATTCATGACTTTGCGGACAAAGTCTATGAATTGTACAAAGACGGAATACTCAAGGCTTTTTCGGTGAGATTTAGCTCAAAAGACTATGAGAAAAATGATTACGGCGGATTGACATTTAAAAAATCCGAATTATTGGAAATAAGCGCAGTTACCATCCCTGCAAATGCGGAAGCATTAGTGCAGCAGGTAAAACAATTAAAGGAGAGTGACAACGATATGGCAGATACAAAAGCACCCGAAAAGAAAGAAGAGAAAGTTTTAACCATGGAAGAAGTGGAAGCGAAGATTAAGGAAATGACGGAGAATATGGAAAAGAACGCAACTGAAAAGGCGAATGCCTTGTTTGAGGACACGAAAAAGGAATATGAGGAAACTATCAAGGAACAGAGAAAAGCCCTTGAAGAACTCAACAAGAGATTGAACGAACTCAAAGAGGCCGAAAAAGCCAGAGCGGAAGCGGAAAAAATAGCAAAGGAACAGGAGAAAAAGGAGATTGGAGCAATGAAAAAAGCCCCTGCGGTGATAGAAAAACACACAGATGAAACGAGAGTCAAGGATTACTTCATGGCAATGTTGAACAAAGATTATGCCGGTTTGAAAGACTTGTCAGAGGGAACGGACAAATACGGTGGCTACCTCGTCCCGAATGAATTTAGAAACCAAATCCTGCAAATCATGGGCGATGGCGGCGTTGCAAGGAGAGAGGGAACCGTTATTAACATGAGCGGTGACACCTTGAACATCCCAAGACTCGACACCAAGACAGCCGTGAGTTGGACTGCTGAATCAGGAACCATTTCAAGCGGTACGCCAGAGTTCGGAACTGTGACATTGACGGCAAAGAAAGCCGCCCTCATTGTACCGGTAACATCAGAATTGTTTGAAGATTCAGCCGTGAACTTGCAGCAGATTTTAGCCGGTATGTTCGCTGAAAAGATAGCCGAAGCCGAAGATACACAAGCCTTTACCGGTGACGGTACAGTCTTTACAGGGATTTTGAATGAAAGTGACATCAACACCGTAACGATGGGTTCAGGCGACACCGGCTTTGCAAACGTGGCACTTGACGACTTGTTTAACCTCATCGCAGCCGTGAAACAGTCTGTGGCAAGAAACGGGAAGTTCTTCATGCACCGAACCATTTGGAGCACTGTGAAGAACATGACAGACACAAACGGTAATTATGTGTTCAACCCAACAGATCAGACATTACTCGGTTATCCCGTTGTATTCTCTGATGACATGAATAGCATTTCAGATTCGGCTATATCAACCGTGTTCATGGGATTTGGAGACTTGAGAAACATTTATATAGGCGATAGAAGAAGAATAGCTGTTGCGTTGGCAGATCAAGCAACTGTGGGAAGCACAAACACATTTGAGGAAGATATGCTCGCCATGAGAGTTACAGAAAGAATCGGAATGGCTATCGCATTACCTCAGGCCTTTGCCGTATTGAAAACAGCGTCAGCATAAGGAGCTGATTAATATGAAGAAATTACTATTGATAGCGGTCATTTTGGTGGCCGCTTTTTTAATGGCGTTCACGATACTGGATAACACGCTTGTTTCACAGGAAATTGACGTGCAAACAATAACGGCAGAAGCGACGGTAATGTCAAACGCAATCAGCTTGAAAGGTTATGAGAACGCGCATATCCTTGCACCTTATACTTTTTCAGCAACCGAAGCGTCAACAATCGAATTAACGCTTTACAAGGCAACCGGAACATCAGCGGATTTCACGGAATTCGCAAGCACGACTGCTGAAGCCTCTGTGACAAAGGCTGGCGTTTTGGAAATGGAAGCCGTCAGGGATATGACTTATCCGTATATCAAAGCGGAATTAACAAACAACGCAAATCCAGCAACAGTCATAAGCGGCGTAACCGTTGTATTCTACGGAAGCACACAGAAACCGTTCTAATAACAGCCCCTTCGGGGGCTTTTTTGATAGGAGTGATTAGATGAAATGCAGAGTAAAGAGGGCAATCTTTGCCGGTAAGCATTACTACGTTGACGAGATAGTCAACTTGCCGGACGATGTGGCAAAAGCCTTCGGAAAGGATTATTTGGAGGTGCTTGAAAAAAATGGCGATACTAAGCTTGAGCGAACTAAAGACGCACCTAAACATAACGGGAACAAGCGAAGATCAAATTCTAAGTCCAGTAATAAGCGGAGTAAATGAGGAAATCAAACAGCAATGCGGTGAGATAGAAACGGACACTTTCACAGAAACAGTCCGGTTCACAGCCGGCATGGGATTCACGAAGAACAAACCGATTACCGCTATTGCCTCATTGCTTGACGAATACAGCACGAGCTATGAATACTATGACAATGAGTTGTTAGATGCCGGAGTGATACAACTTAAAGCAACAGTCAACGTGTTATTGACGGTCACTTACACGGCCGGTTATTCAAGTGTTCCAGGTGATGTGAAATTATACGCGCTCAGGCTTGGAGAATATTATTATTACAAAAAAACCGGCGTTGTATCAGAAGGCATGGAAGGCTTTTCAACGAAATACAGCGTACCGGATGATACGTTGATTGAACCTTACAGGAGTGTAAACCTATGAAACAAGACGCCCTGTATTGGTTCAGGAAGTTGCCTAAGACTTCAATCACAGTCAAGACACAAACCGGCACGGCCTTTGATCCGGCAACCGGGACGAATATACCGACTTACGCAACAACAAGCGAATTGGCTTATGTGGGCGAACTGTCATCAGAAGAAATTAAGGCATTATCAGTACTGGATATGATAGACAACAATCTTGTGAATACAACAAAGAAGGTTGTATCACTCAATGAACATGACGTGGCTTGCCTGATATCAGTCGGTTCAACCGATTACCGGATTGCAAGAAAGTATCAGAAAGCCGGAATTTGGATATATGGAGTTGAGGAAAAATGAGTTTAGTGGATTGCAGATTCACGGCGGATACCTCGGCAATTAATAGCTATTTTGATAGAATCAAAGACGGCAAAGCCCTTGAAGGAGCGGTTAAGAAGGTGGCCTTTGGGGTGTACGGAGATGTGAAAGGAGCGACGCCGTGGAAAACCGGACGGGCAAGAAACGGGTGGAGCGTCAGGAGAAACAGCCCGACATCTTACAGCATTGGCAACAATGTTCATTATGTGCCGTTTTTGGAATTTGGAACAAGGCGTTCACAAAAGCACGTTGGATTCATCCGGGGAACCTTAGCCGCTTGGAGGCCGAAAGCCTTGCAAATTGTGAAGGCGGCGATGAAATGACGAAAGAATATTATCAAAACCTTAGAAGATCTTTGAGGGTTTTTTGCTACAACTTGGACACCTCAATGACGTGGTACATGGACACGATAGACGAAACCATAACGGCTGACACCTTTGGCATTGTCAAGACTTCCACACAGGGCTTTGAGGACGAAATCAAACCTTATTACAACGACATGATTAACCTCAATATCTTTGCAAAGGCGCAGGCCACGGCCGAACTGAAAGCCGGAACCCTTATCGAGGCCTTGAAGGGCAGAAATATCATGATTAAGGATTATCTGAACTATGAAGAAGGCGAAACAACCGCAACACTTGACAATATATTGATTACCAGAATAGATGTGACAAACGTGGGAAACACAGAAGGATATTATCAAATTAACTTAGGAATTTACTATCAACAAATAGGAGAGTGATTTTAAATGGCAAAAACATATCCAATGAAGCCGAATGATTCCGGCTACATTAGAATACAGTTTTATGACGGCAGATCAGCAACGGAAGCAACGGAAGTGGATGACGTTTATCCGGCTTTGCTTGAATTGAAATATTTTGGTTCTTTACCAGAATTGAAAGAGCCAAGAGTTAGAGAAGAGCTTGTCATGTATAAGGACAGAGGTTCATTTGTAGCGTGGAATTACGATGAAGACACCATGGACATTCCTGAAATTACATTTAACTGCGACATTGTGGATGACCAGGTAACAGGAACAGGAGCAGATGTAGTATATAAATTTGCTTCATGGTTCCAGAAGTTCGCCGCAACAGACAGTTACGGTTCAGGTGGTGCAACAGCATTGATAAGTACTAACACAGGGGCAAACGCTTATGCAAGAAAACCAGACGGGTCTACGCAGCTAATTGGCATCCCTGCAGGCCTCAATACATTAGGCATGAGAGTGTTATTTGATAACGGGGTAACGGACAAGGCTTTTGGCTTTGACTATCCTTGTGTTGAAATCAGGGACTCGAGTGTGGCGGCTTCCGATATGATGGGGAAATTTTCTTTCACAGTTAAGGTATGGAGTGTTGGAACAGACGTACAAGAATTATTAACTCAGACAACAGTAACGGTATAAAAAGGGGAGGGCTTAGCCGCCCTCTTTTTTGAGGTGATGATATGCGCCCTTGGAATAAGAAAAATGTAACGCTGAAGCTTGAAGAAATGGAGAAAACCACCGTGGCATTGTATGCCGGAAATATGCAGTTAGACAGAATAGGCAAAGGTAAAGATGTTCAGGACTTCGAGATGAGAGGCACAACCTTTGTCAACGAGTTGGGGACAGCCGGACGATTTGACACGGCTTTTCATGATTCAGCCGTGAACGGCACAGCGGCCCTTGACACCGATAGCTTGTTTGGTACTTACGCTCAAAAGATTACCGCAGATGGCACAGCAACAGAGGCTTATGTGCGGTTCAACGGGCTATTAACGGGCTGTGGCAGTAATGGTGATTACTTATACATTTCATGTTTTGGCAAAACAAGCAAGTCCTTTGAAATAAGAGCTCATGCCGGCACGGAGGTTACAAGCGAAGTCGCGAGCAACGGGGAATATGTCAAGAACAGCGTGAAGATACAAATAGGCGATTTAAGCAGCGATTATATAGAGCTTGCAGTCACGGATTCAAGCACGTTATCAGAAAGCGATTATGGCTTGTTTGACGGCTTGCAGGTTATTAACTTATCAAAACTCGGTTATTTACCGATTGAAACGAGGTGAAAATATGGCAGTAGAATTTTGGACGACTTCCGGTAAAACGGTTGGCACACGAGTAAAAACCGTTGTTGGGTCATTAACAGCAACAGGAGCGGAAACGACTATGAGTGCCGATTCAGAGCCCTCAGAAGTTAGAGTATACGCAACGGGAAAAAGCAATGGCGAATCAATAGCCTTCACATATTCGGCCGGAACAGTGACTTTCACAACCTATTCAGCAACCGCAGGGGACGAAATCAGAGCAATAGCAGGGGACAAGTATTTGTTTGAAGATAGTTATGTCATAGGGAATTCTTCGACCGGATCGGATCGGGAAATGGAACAGGCTTTTTACATTCACGTTTCCGGCTCAAACGAAGAAAATTGCGAATTATCCTTAGTGGATTTGGTAGCAGCTGAAGGGGCCACAACAACTTGGTATACATTGACCGATGTAGACAATGCGGGAACTGGAGATTATGCTGGCAAGACTGCCGGAACAGCTCTTTCGTTAAGCAATATTAACGATGGCAATTATCAACTTGTTTATGCGAAGTGTGCTGTATCGGAAGGCACAGCTAAACAAAACGCAAGGGATGTGTTGGTGAAGTTTCAATCCCTTAGTTCAGCAACAAACTAACAAGACGCCCTTCGGGGCGTTTATTTTTGAGAGGTGATGAAATGACAATTTATGATAGATACAAGAAGTTAGGCATAAGCGATAAAGAAGTATTCACAGATGAAGAGTTTGCAGCAATGCCGGATATAAGCACTTTATATCCGTTATGGAAAGAATATAACAGCTTAACATCACAAAAGGCATCCGCAGAAAATAGATTAGCAGTAGCACAGGCAAGAAACGCTGATTTGCCGGATAATTCGGCAAGAATAGCAGAATTACAAACTTACATTGATGCAATAGACGGAGCGACAACTCTTGAACAGATACAGTTAAGGGATACGAGAGCGGAATATGTAAGCGAAAAAGAACAACTTGAAGCAGAACAGACAGCGAAAGACACGACACCGATACAAGCGGAAATAGATAGCTTAGCAAGTCAAATAGCCACAAAAGAAGCGGAAATAAATAGTGAATGCATCGCATTGGGAATCGAGGGGATTTTGAATGGCTAAAACAATAGATATTGCAGCAAGTGTAACCGTATCAACAGATGGCACACTAACAGCAGAGGAATTTTGGGTACAGAGTTCTGGACTGATTGATTGCTCAGGAAAGCATGGAATGAATGTAGAACTAAAAGCGACTTTTGCAGATAACATAGCGGTGGCAGGAGATTTGACATTTTATATCGTTAGAGCAAATGACGGTGGAACAGACATCACCAGTGCGGCTAACGCAGTGCCTATAAGTGTGATGACACCCGTTCAGAATACAACTGTGAAAGATGTTGTACCGGTTCCTCTTGAATTTGATGATTTGGTAGGATTTGCCGTTCAAAATGCAGACACTACTTATAGTGTAACCAACGTTTCGATCTCCTATAAAACTGTTACATTATAAGGTGATTGTCTATGAGGCATAAATTATACTTAGACGACTACACACAAAAAGGCAAAAACAGAATCACTTTACCGAAAGCTCTTGCGAATTACTACGGCAACACGGCTCAGGCTTATGTGAACGGTAGGCAGGTGGGGAGTAGCGTCTTAAAACAAAGTAGTTTAGTATTTGAAAACTCGAATAAATTTATAGAAGTTTCAACAGGTTCTGTATCAGAGATACAAAAAATAAAAGTAATTTTTTATTTGGAATCCAGTTTTTCTACATCAACTACTAATTATATGCCAATAATTGATGTAGAAAGAGGCGGTTACACTTATTTAATGCTCGGAAACGTTACAAGCAGTTTCGGCTCTTCTTTAACTTTATCAAGCACTACTTCTAAGCACTCTTCATATATAAATGATACGATAAGTTCTGGATGGCATAGCGTTGAATTGAATTGGAATACAGATAGATACATCATAACATTAGACGGAGAAGAAAAAACCACATATAAATATAGTACGCCTTACAAAATCACCCCCAGTAGCGGGATTCTTATAGGAACATACCAAACAGCTATAACAAGTAATAATGTAAAAAACAAGTTTACAGGTAAAGTAAGTTATGTGGAAATACAGTCTAATACCAATGTTTTATATAAATATTTTTTTAATAAGAATTTGTCATGTTTGGAAGATTTTTCTGGTAATAACGCAAACGGAAATTATAGACAAACCGATGGAACAACTGCAAGTGAATGGAGCGTTGAAAAAGAAGATTTTTATGAAAACATACCACAAGCTTTTTTAGTTTCTGGGATTCCATCACACCTCACATTCACCACCCCCACCCCCACACGAGAAATAGAAATCGGACGGGGGAATCTGGAGTTGACGGATACGAGTGGGGCGAACGAAGTCGGAGTCCTCCACTGGACACCATCAAGCGAGAGTGGGTATTATTGGGTGTTGAGTCAAGGCGTAGAATACATCCTCTATGGATTGCCTCAAATAGCCGTCAAGCACAACGAAGCCGAAAACCTTGCAAATCAGACAGCCGTCAAGACAGACGAGAGTGAAACAGCGGCAAACCAGACAACCGTTAAGGAAAACATCACAAAACACCTTGCAGGTAAAACGAAAGTTGTTGAAACCTTAACAGACTATTTGACGGCCCTTGCGCAGGTGTACGAATTAAGCGCAGAAGTGTTAGGCGTGACAGACACGCAAATCAAAGAAGCAGTTGAAGAAAATAACGTGACAGACACGGTTGTCAAGCAGGCAGAAACAAGCAACTATCCGGCTTTTGCGAAGGTTGTTGAATCGTTTACAGACTATTTGACGAATCAAACCGAAGTTAAAGAAATATCCGCTATTGTTGACGGGATCACTAACACAATAGTCAAAGCGGTAGAAAACAATTATGCCTTGAATCAAACAGCCGTTAAGGAAAACGCAGCAGCGGAAAACCTTATGTCAAAAGTTAGGGTATTACAAGCACAGACAGACTATCTCATGAACACAACCGGTGTATATGTCAACTTTGACTTATCCGCACCGGCACAGAATACAATCAAAAATACCGAATCAACTTACACCGTTCCGACGGCAAAGGTAGTCGAAAGCTATTATCAGTATCTTAACACCCTCGCAACGATAGATGAAGCTTACGGTCTGAACAGTTGGAGCGGACTTGAAACAACAGATTTGGATGACATGATACCCGATTACATTCATGGATTCGAGAGCTTAGGGCATTCTTACACAAGCGGGCAATTAGAACCCGTGTTAAAGAACATTACAAAAGACTTGACTTATCAAATAGGGACATTCACAGGAACGACCGGAAAGGCGAAAGACGGAGATTACGCAATGGTTTATATGCCTTGTGAACCCGGAAGTTATACGGTTAAAATCCCTCAAAGTGTGCAGCTTAGAAGCACGGACAAGTTAGTTGTTCAGGATTGCTTGACATTGCCGGTTGACGCCGAATCATCAGCGGTGATTACCTCAACAGAAATGAATGTCAAAGAACAGACCGTAACGATCACGGGCAATTGGATCGGATTCGGAATCAACAGCAGCGCAAGCACTTATTTCGAGGTGGACTTTGACGAGATAAGCATTAACACTTACATTGACAGAGGTTCACAGGAGTTGCCGCAGTTACACGGAATAGACGGGGTGTATTCGGACACAACCTCAAAGCGTGTTGAAGTTGAAACGGGCGTTAGCGGTACAGGCAGCGTGACTTACAACGGGGAAACTTTTGTTGCGATTAACGAAAGTACGGGCGATCCCACATGGGGCGACTTGGCAGGGGCTAAGAGTCTATCCTTGTCAGCCGGAACCTATACGGTAATTTATGTGCTAACAGATGCCCTCACACAGGACGCAAAGGCAAGAATGATGACGCGGTTCATATACGGTGATAAGAACAATTACCTTGTCACGCACAGCAAATTAGACACCTTTGCAGGTGACGGCTCAACAACAGCTTACACCTTGACAGCAACCGCAGACGGCACGAATTATGATGTGTATGTGGCAGGCAGGCCGGCAGACGCAACAAAGACAACAACGGGGTTTAGCTTCTCAACCGCCCCCAAACGGGGTGCGATTATTGAGGCTCGATACAACCTTGGAATCAACACGACATGGTTCATGACGCTGAATATCTACGAGCCGTCAGGAACAGAAGTTACCATATCCGGTATTCCTGAATTGTCAATATCGGCCAACAAGGAATTTTACGAGCGGGAAGATCGGCTTGGAGATAAAGAACAAAAGCTCAAATACAAGGATTACACGATTACCCTTAACACCGATTTGTTAGAGGACTCACAGAGTTTCTATGACACTTGGAAAGACAAGAAATTCAGAATGATTATCGAAAACACAGCCGGCTCAAGCTATGAAAAAGACATAGCGGCCGTATGTGAGATAACAGGACATACAAAGAACTATTTAGGAGCCTTGGAGAGTATCACGATCAAGGCGACCGATTACTACGAAGGAGTGACAGCATGAGAAGGAAGAAAGTTGATTTTAAAGCATTAATGATGGACGATAAAAACAAAGACTTTTTTAAGAGTCGTGGGATAACAACTATCAAGAAAACAGAGTTAGTTGAGAAAAAAGACGCAAAAGGAAAGGTTGTCAAAGACGAAGATGGCAATCCGATCATGGCGAACGAACCGGTTTATTATGATTTTGAAATACGTCCTTTGGGTTCTCACCCTCTTGTAAAGGCGTTTTTGGAAAAGAATCCGCAGCCTAAGCCCCCGGTAAAAAGAGAATTGGTTAATCCGAATACCGGAAGATCACCGCTTGATGACAATGTAAGCCCGCAAGAAGCAAAGAACAGCGGGGTATACAAATGGGCGAATGTATATGACTATACAGACAAAAAATATTTGGAAGAAAACGAAAAGTTTTTAAAACAACTTCGGTTGGTTCAGATGATGATTGTGTTCGATTTAACGGAAGAGTTTGGGATTGACAAAACAGAAAAATTTGAAAAACGTTTGGAAGAAATGGGATTTAGCAGTCATCAGCTTAACAAAATCGGGGAGGATATAAAGAACCTCGATTTTTTTACAGAGAAGAGCGATTAAGAGAGTGTGAACGCAAGGCAAAAGAATTTTTAGGCTTTGAGGAATTTCAAAATAATAAGAAGTTATTAACCCCCGGCATGTACGAAATGTACGTGATGAAAGAGCGGGGGTTTTCTCTTGCTGAATGGCGGGAGATGAGCGAAGAAGATAAGCAAATAGAATTACTATATGCACAGATGGAGAATGAACATAAACAAGCACACGCCCAGAAGAAAGGAGGCGACTAAATGGAAGGCATTAATTTTGATGTAGGGTTGAATACAAGCGGTTTTAGTTCAGGAATAGGCAATATGACAAGTTCTTTAAACAGTTTGGGAGCAACAGCTGGAAAGGTTGGCGGCATGATTGCCGCTGCTTTGGGCGGCGCTGCTGTTATAAGCGCAATTCAAAGCGGTGTAAAGGCTTTCAACGAGTACGATAAAAGCATGGCGAATATAGGCACGCTTGTTGGCGGTAACCGTGAAGTCATGCAAAAATATAGCGAAACGATTCAAGAAGTGGCTATCGAAACAGGGCAATCAACAAAGGCAATGAGCGATGGAGCTTATCAGGTTATTTCGGCTTTTGGGGATGTTCCTGAGGCGATGGAAATTCTGGAAGTCGGCGCCAAAGGTGCTGTGGCCGGCGTTGCTGAAACGGCAGATGCGATTAACTTGTTATCGGCTACCATGAAGGGCTACAACATGGAATTGACAGGAGAGTCAGCGCAAGCGGTTTCCGATTACGCCTTTACAGCCGTTCGTCTTGGACAAACGACATTCCCGGAATTGGCCTCAAGCATGGGGAGGGTTATCCCTATTGCCAACGCACTCAATATATCACAAGAGGAATTATGGGGGACGATGGCAACGTTTACGGGGGTCACAGGAAACACAGCCGAAGTCGCCACGCAATTCAGAGGCGTATTGGCGGGGTTAGCCAGTCCTACCGAAACAATGGCGGGGGTGCTAAGTGGTATAGCGGATCAACTTGTGAATGAAGGGAAATTGCAGGGCGACATCGCAAACAAATATAAGTCAACGAGTGCAGAGCTTGCAACCATGACGGATGCTTACGAAGCTCTTGCAGACAAGAAAGAATCAGGCGTTAAATTAACGAGCGAAGAAAACAAGCAAATGAAAGTCATGAAAGACAACATAAACTCTTTGACAGAAAAGCTTGGAGAATATCAAGGCGGGTTGTCAGGAGCTATCATAGAATCAATCGGATTCCCGGAATTACTTGCAAGGATAGGTGATGCAGCGCAGGGAAACACCGGTATGTTGAAAGAGATGTTCGGAAGAATTGAAGCAACGACCATGGCATTAGCGGCGGGTGAAATGAAAGACACGTGGTTGGACAAGATTGGAGAGATGTACGATTCGGCAGGCGCTTCAGCGGAAGCATATCTGGTTCATGCTGAAAGCATCTACCAATCTTTTGAACAATTGAAGAGCGCTGCGGAAGTTGCAAAAATAAGCATGGGTGGTTTCTTTGCAACACTTGCGCAACCCGTAGTGCAAACTATAACAATCGGATTAGCCGATATGGCATCAGGCATGAGGCAGGCCACACAGGATTTTTTGAAGTGGCGTGAAGAATTACAGTCAAAGGGAAGCTTTCAAGAGAAACTTGAATTTACCCTTGATGCTATTGTCAATGTGGGTGAAACCGTTTTACAGGCAGCCGGTGGCGCAATAGACAATTTTGCGGACTATTTGAGAACAGAGGTTTTAGGCGAAGTTGCTGATACAAACGAAGGGCTTGACCTTGGAGATGTTTCAGCAGTTTTAAGAGCCGGAATAACCGTTGTCAAAGGCGTGGTGACTTGGTTCGGAAAACAAGTAGACAACAAAGCGGATGCAATTAGAGCAGAATTAGGTCTTGAAGCTGACGACAACGAAGGCACAGACATTGGAGATATAAGAGTCATTGCATCAGCGACATTTGCGGGGTTTAAAAACACAGCCGAAAATATGGCAGCACTAATAAAAGCCGAAGCCGTTAATTTCTTTACGGGTTCATATCCTGAAGGAATTGATATTGGCGAGATCAGAGGAAACGCCAAAATGGTTCTCAATATCACTGACGTTGTGCTAAGTGCTGCGGAAATTTTTGCGGCGGCAGCGTTGGCAACAAAAGCGATGCAAGGCGTTGCAGCGGCTGTGACAGGAACGAGCGTCACTATCCCACAAGTTTTAGTTGCGATAGGAACAATAAAGTTGTCATGGGATTTAGGGAAAATGCTTGGAGAGGCTATTGCGGAAGATATGAACAAAGAAAATTATCTCCAGAAAGCCTTTAAATTAGTTGAAGAACAACTTGGAAAACAAGTATTAAGCCCTGAAGAAATGGCTGAAACCGGATTATGGGCAGACGTTAAAAACTCTTTCAAAATTTGGTTTAGAATTGGCGTGGCGGAAATAAGACAGGGATTTGACGAAGCGATAGAAGAAAAGAGGGAAGACTTTACCGACGTTCAGAAGGATATGTATGAAGCAATCATGAATGAACCGTTTGACAAAACAGCAGAAGCAGGCGGTGGTGGTGGAGCCTTTGGTACCGAAAGCGGGTTCAGTAAATTTATAGAGATCACAAAACTTGAAATATCTGAAATAGCCGCAAAGATCGAGCAAGGGTTTGAAGACGCAAAAGCAGATTTGGCTTTAGCCGGTCAACAATTCAAGGACTTTTGGGCACCGTTCTGGGATGCTTTAATTCCTACGGAAGAAGGAGAAAACCCCGTCAAAAAGTTCGGGGAGCAATTCTCAGAGAACATTTCATGGCTTGTTGATACGATGTTTGGAGATCAAACGAAAAAGCTACAAGAAGCTATCAACAACTTTCAAACGGAATGGAACGGGCTTGTCAATGCTTACAACGAGTCAATAGCCGGAACCGGTTTACCTGAATTAGTCGCTATTGATATGAAGCCTGAATTTAAGTTAGCGGATGATTTTGATGAACAACTTGCAAAAGATGTTCAGGATGTGTTAGGCAAAACCGATGAAACCGCTGATGCGGGTTTCACAATGACATTTAAAGTTGACGTTGCTGAATTTACAGACGAACAGAAAAACCCGACAGGCGGCACAATGACTTATACACCTTATGTTTCTCCTTTGCCAGATGACCGAAAGAAAGAAATCGGACAAATTGTATATAAGCCCGTTGAAGATTCTTCTTTGGGTGATTTTGTATCAGGAATATTTGGAGATGCTCAATCTAAAATAGACAAAATGAAAGATATGATTTCACAAATGTTTGAAGGAGCAGAATTAGAAAAAACGGGGATAGACGAAGAAATCAAAAGAGCGGAAGAAAAGATAGAAGCAGCGTCGAAGGACGCAGACAGGCTTGACAACATCGGGGAACAAGCGAGAAAAAACATTGAAGTGCTTGAAGGAAAGATTTCAGCATTGACAGCAGAAAGCAAGCTCATAGACATAGGCGTCAACGTTGCCGAAGGCGGTTACGAAACCCTTCAAAACTTAGGTGTGCTGATAAATGGAGTAGACAGAGTGGTTACCTCTGTGATTAATGCAATTGTCAATGGCACAGAAGATGTACAAATTTTCAAGGATACAACTTCCGGCATTGAAAACAGAGAGGTTACACAAACCTTTACAGGAACCGCAACCGGAACAGACGACATAAAAGAATTAAGCGAAGTTATTTCTGGTGTCCCCGACGGGAAAGAAGTTCCTTTGACAGCAACAGATGGCATTACGCCTGTTGTCAGTGCAGCTCAAAATAAAATCAACACACTGACAGGCAAAACGGTAGATATAATCGTTGATATGAAATATTCAGAGGCAACAAAACAATGGCTTGCAGATAATAGCTTGGGCGATGTAACGGGTTCTCATACCGATACAACAGCCCCGGAAGTAGACGTAGACTTCACCGGAAAGCATTCAGGCGGTTACACAGCTAGCGTTGGCAGAAACACCCCGGCCGGAATCGTTCACGGTGGCGAATGGGTGGCACCTGCTTGGATGGTAGAAGATTCAAAGTTTTCAAGAGCGATTGAAAGCCTTGAACAAGCCCGGACTAACAGAGGTTATGCTTCAGGTGGTACGGTGATGCCACAGCAGAACTTGCAGCCCGTAATAAACTTTACATTCCATGTTGATCAATTTGTTGGAACGGAAGAAGAAGCCGGTAACCGTATAGGCGAAATAGCTTATACAAAGCTGAAAGAACAGGGATATGTATGACACTTAACGGCCTGCGAATAGATGGAAAGAATGTCAGAATAAGCAACGTTGATTCAACAGCAATGAATACAGCCGTGGACGGTTCAGTTCACGGCTATCATTTTGGTTCTCACAAACAAATCTCGTTTGATGTGGACTGGCTCACAGCAGATGACAGACAAACCCTCGAAGCCGGTAGAACCTCGAAAGTTGTGTTAGTCCTTGACACAGGCGAAAAATATAATGTTCGCTACTCTCTATCAGACTTTCAGGAGATTTGGATTGCCAACGAACCGGTTTACAGTGTGACGGTCAAAGCTACGGAAGTGGTAACGTGAAACTATTTATAAATTCTACGAATTACACACACTTGATGTTAGATTGCCAGGTGGCAAAAAAGCTTAGTTATCTCGGAAAAATAACGCCTAATCAAGGAACCGTTGTATTGGATGCGATACAGTCTTATACCTTGTCAGACCTTGAAAACAAGACGGTTGTACTCAAAGATGATGATGATACCGTATTCTTTACGGGTGTGACGCTCAAGGGCAAAACAAGCATAGATAAGAAAACGGTACAGTTGCCTATACGGGACAAATGGTATTCCATCAGAGATACCGTTTGTACGAACAAGACTTGGAAAAATGTAAGCTTGCAGACAATCATACAAGATGTTATCGGTATGACGGGAGAAACATCATACAGTGTCGAGAATCCGTCAATTACCGTTAGTTGGTTTTCTGTTTCAGTAGATGACAAAGTCAGGGACATACTCGAAAAGCTTGCGAATAGTATCGGTGCCTACTGCTATTATGATGCTTCGGGAATATTACAATTTACCGCAGGTTTCAACGCTTCTTTCTCAACAAGCACGGTAGCGGATTATAACAACTCGATGGTGTCAAGTGTGACAATAGATGATAAGACGGATGACTATGATTATTCGGAGGTTGCTTTTCAGGAACCTGTTTTCAAACCGAATTTAGAGCAGGTCTACAACGGAGCCTCAAAAGACAATTCATGGCTGATTGGCGCAGACGGCATCGGCACATCAGACGAGTATAGAATCAAGTTGGATAAGCCGGTGTATGAATTAGACAGCTATTCTAACGTTACCTTTGCCGCTGATGCCGAATTGACTTTCGATCAGACAACTTATGAGAGCAATTTTCAGACGGGAACGCAACCGAAGGTTGACGATTCAATCAAGATCAAGATTACAAATTCAGCAGCTATCACAAAAGAGGTAACAGACTTTATCATCAACGCAAAGGTTATCAAGTTGATAGAGGGCGTGGCGACTTATTCAAGCGGTAACAAGCTGTTGTCAAAACGCTCAGAGGTGATAGACAGTGCCGTATGGGCGGGTAAATTAGCCCAATACAGCTTTGAACAACTTACAGGGGTTGAAACTATCGAAATCAACCTTGCAGAGTTGGATTTTACCTTAGATTTAGCGGACAAATTCACTTACGATTCAACCCGTTATGTGATTGATTCAATTAGTATCACGACAAAATCGGTGCGGATTTCGGGATTCAAGGACAGAACGGCAGCTTTTTCTTACACTTCCTCAAGCGTAAGATATACGAGAGATTCAGAGGATATGTGGTTTGCGGACGGTGTAGCGCCTTCTACACCAACTGGATTGAGTTTATCATCAACATTCGCAGATGACACCTGTTTTGTCAAGGCGCAGTGGAATGCTAACACGGAAGATGATATGAAAGGCTATGAGTTGCAATGGAGTTACGATAATACAACTTGGTATACGATAGGCGTTGTTGTTGATACGGAGAAATCCTTTGAAGTGCGTCCGGATAAGACGGTATATGTCAAAATCAGAGCAACGGATATTGAAGGATTAGAAAGCGCATGGAGTTCAGCGGTAAGTATATCAACCGCAACCGGAGAAGAAACGCCGGTTGCCCCAACAAGCCTCAGTGTGAACGCCTCACCGATGACATTAGAGCTGAATTGGGATTGCGATACGAATACGTTGTTTTGGCGGTTTGAGGTACAGCGATCTTTGGCCTCACCGGTAAGCTATTCAACCATCGCAAACACAAAAGCGACACAGTATGTGGACTTGGATGTTTCAGCAAGCAATACTTACATCTATCGGGTTCGCACTGTTGATATATTCAGCAACGCTTCCGCTTGGGTGAGTGCCACAGCCGGTTATACGCCTGAAATAGCAGTGACAACAGACGGCACAGCCCCTTCAACGCCAACGGGATTAAGCCTATCAAGCGATTATGCACATGACAAAAGCTATGTGACCGCCTCTTGGAGTGCCAACAGCGAAAGCGATATTAAAGGCTATTCAGTCAGATGGAGTTATGACAATGCCACATGGCGTAATGCCGGCATGACGGCTGAAACTTCAATCGGATTTGAGGTGCGTTCCAATCAGACAATATACGTTCAGGTGCGGGCAACAGATGTGGAAGGGTACGAAAGCAGTTGGAGCAGCTCTTCTTCTTTGACTTCAACGGAGGATAGCGATGCCCCGTCAACGCCAACAAGTATTACAGCTCAAGCGAGGGTTGAAAGTATTGAAGTCAACTGGATTATGACGCCTGAATATGATTTGGATTATTTCAAGGTAGAAAGAGCAGTATCCCCTTATACATCCTATTCGGAAGTTGCAAAAGTCAAAGGAACCTCATTCGTTGATTTAAGTGTGGTTGGCGGTACTTACTATAAGTACAGAGTTAAAGCCTATGATTATTCAGGCAATAGCTCAAGCTACAGGACAACAACTGCAGGCGTTACGCCAGGTGTGTATTTAGGTGGTGATGGAATTGCCCCATATCCGCCGTTTGGGTTGAGCTTAAGTTCAATTCAACCGACCGGAGAATACAAAAGTGTCATAACAGCCTCTTGGAATGCATCAACAAGCATTGACGTTGTTAAGTATATTGTTGAATACAAGAAGCAAGGGGTTGTATGGGGAGACGCCTCAACGTCTGAAACAAACGGACTATCAGTTGAAATAGAAGCGGAGCCTTTGACTTGGTATGATGTCAGAGTCAAGGCGGTAGATGTTGAAGAAAAGTCATCAGGTTGGATAACGGGCAGCGTTAAGAGTGCAAATGTTGTTGGGGATGGATTAGAGCCTAATGATTATGGGTTTGTATTGTCAGAAGCCATTGTGTTAAACGGTAAAAAATATGCACATTTGGTTTGGGAAGCAAATGGAGATGATAGCAATGATATTAAATATTTTCATATCCGTTATTTTAATGCAACTTCTGTTTATCAAAATTATTCACAATTGGTAACCCCTGATACAACTGGCTATGATCCGTTGCCGAGCGAGGCGAGAACTCAAACTGTTCAAGGAGATATACGAGAAATATATATTGAAGCAGAAGTGACTTTTGGCATGAGATCAAATAGATGGGATTTTTATTTGTTTATAGAAGATTATGATGGCTATATAAAACATTATCCTTCAGGAACGCCTTCGAGCATAACGTCTGTGTTTTTCTCCGGCATAAGTATTGATAGTGTAATTCCAGGTATGCCGTCTTTAACGGGTGACACTTCAACTTCTGATACTTTCAATTTTAAAGTAACGCCCCCATCTAATGTTGCAGGCAGCTGGACGTTAGAATATCAATATTGTGATGTTACTGAAACTTGGGGAACTGTACAAAGTATTTCAGGTAGCAAAGCATATCAATGGCAATCCGGAACAACATATCGTATTACAGTGTTGATAGATAGATCGGATAAAGATAGGGCATTTAGATGCCGCGCACGTTTTAAAAATGATGATGATGAATTCGGAGATTGGTCAGAAGAATTATATAGCTTTATACCTTCTTATGCCAGCGGAATTCCCGGAAACCCAACGAACCTTTCTGTTGAATTTGCGGTAGTTTCCACATTGAAATTTTTGATTTGCCAATGTGATCCAGCGTTGAATGCTTCTTCTTACAGATGGAGAATTACATCAGGGCAAAATTTTACGACTATATATCACGAAAACACATCATCTGTGCCTGAAATATATTTGCCTGTTGATAGTTTCGATTCTAATTATAATTATTTGGCCGTCAGAGCAGAAAACGCTGATGGAGAAAGCGACTGGGTATGGAAAACAACAACATTGTAGGTGATACGAATTGATTGACGGCAAGCGCAGCGAATGCTATTTTCTAAATGAAAAAGAAGAACGTGATAAAGTGCGTGAGAAGATTTGGGAAAAGATAGGCGTTGTTGACGACGTCATCAAGCAGACATACAACGCTCTTGAGGCATTTCAACGAGAGATAAGAGACAATGACAGTGTGCAAGACAAGCACATTGAAGAATTGAAAGCGATGTTGCAGGAACTTGCAGCCTCACAGCACGGAACGGACGAGGAGACGCAGCAAATCAAGATGCAAATCGGCACGTTGAGAAGCGATATTGCGGACTTGCGTTCTCATCTTGACAACGGGTTCACAGACAGAGTCGGAAACGAAATAACAAGCAAGTTGTTGAACCTCATAGAAATCATGAATCAGAACAGTTACACAATCAAAAAGACAGAGCAGGAAATTATACGCGATAAAGAAACAGCAAAAAGAGAAAGGCGCAGATATATTGTAGGAAAAGTTCTCGAAATCTTAGGCACGGCTGTAACCTCAGGCGGAATCATCTACCTGATAATAGAACGTGCAACTTAAAGGACGTGATAATGTGTTATTTATAATAGTTTTCATAGTCTGGTGGTTGATAAGCTTAATCCCCCCCTTCATCATAAAAAAGAAACTTAGAAATTTAAAGGGGCTGACGATTGCCCCTTTCATTTTTGTCACTAACCGGCATATGACGAGGAGCGAATGGATTCGACTCATCAAGCATGAAAAAGAGCATATCAAGCAACAACGGAGGTATTCTCCTGTATTATTTTTGATTATATATTGCACAGAATACTTAATTTACAGAGCAAAAGGAATGGAACATTATGAGGCATATTGGAATATAACATTTGAAAAACAGGCCAGAGAGGCCGAAAAGGAGTGAGTGTTATGGAAGGTATAGGTGGAATGATTACTTACGTAGGAATAGCAGCGGCATTAGCGGTGATATTTTGGCTGATATTTAAATTCAAGAAACAAAGCAATATGGTATTTGAATTTATCGCACCTGCAACGTCTTTGGCAAAGATAATTGTGAAAATGCTTATCAAAGACGAAGCGAAGGAAGAAGAAGCTGTCAAATACATTGAAATCTTGCAGGCCGCCGTAACGAGTGTTGAAAAAAAGAAAGAAGAAATCAAGGAAGAATTAGGGCCCGATGCAACAGTCAAGCAGCGACACGAAGCATATAAGAAAAAAGCTCTTGAAATTGCAGCGGACATTGCAAGGGAGAACGGTATAAATCCTGACATTGTATCGGTGAAAATTGCGGAAACTGCTATTGATTTGATACTCTCGAAATTGCCGAAAGAAGAGGAAATTACTCATGTTGAGATTCCTGCTTCTAACGGTTAGCTTACTGATTGCAGTAACCGCTTTCGGTGTGACAATTACACCGGTGCTCATTACTCAAGACGGATTGGAAACCGATACGCTGATTACACAGGAGCTTTTCACAATCAAAGATTTTCAGTTCAATATCGGCTTCAATCTCAAACGTTTTGGATTTGACGTCGGATATAAGACACCGTTTTTGTTCAAAGGCTTGGTTATTCATGCGGGAGTATTCCACAAGTGGGAAGATTTGAATAGGCAATTCGCCCCCGCGTTTGGCATTGGAGTAAGCATTAATTTCTGAACGGCAAACCCCTAAAAACTTAAAAAGCGAGGTGATAAGCCTCCTGTTTGTTTTATGTAGCCGTTTGGAACCAAAGGAGGTGATCCAACTATCTGGAACACATCCTTGACGAAGGGAGATGATACCCTGACAGACGAAGTGTTATTGGAATAATTGAATACGATTCAACCCCACAAAGCCCCCTCTTAATTGAGGGGGCATATTTTTTTTGCTTGTTTTTTCCCCTCATAATTTACTATATATTCATATTTATTTTACTTTAATTTAATTGACATAGCGTCACGAATATGGTATTATATAAATGTAGAAGGGAACAGAGGTCATTGAAAAGAACACGAATAACTCAGACAGAAAAGACTAAAAGGCGAAAGCTAAAAAAGGAGGTAAAAGAAATGACTATCACAGGAGAGAAAAAAGGTATTGCGTATGAATTTAGCAATTTCAGGTACGAAAAAAAAGAGATTATTGCTAATTGGAAAGTTATTGTAGATGACAAGGTACAGCAAGGGAAACGCGCCGTATTGACAAAGTTAGATAGCAAATGGGGTATGCGGTTTAGATTTGATTTTAGAGGAAAGAAACCCCTTGGAATAGGTTTAGAAGGGGAAGACCTTGAAAAAGTATTAGCGTTCAAAAAGTATGAAACAGAAAGCAGAAAAATCCGGATAGAAACAATAGCAAATGAAATCGTTCAAGGCCACCGGCCGGTATATATCAATATCGTTGGTTCGGAATACCCTCATTACAGCCCATGGCTGGAAGATATATCTACTGACGATGTTCAAGACGTTTTGGAGCTTGCCGTTGAAAAAATATATGGCAATATTGATTCCGGTTGGCAGTTCAAAGGCGTATGTGACTATTTAAGTCAGTTTTTACCAAGTATCGGTCGGAAAGAAGATTTACCAGTTGGCGCTTTTGATATCGAATATAGCGCTAACGTGCAGGAGTATCACGGGTACAACCCAGATATCGTAACGGGATTCAAAATGACATTGAGCGACATTGTGGATGAGGACATTGCAGCCAGAAAAGCTGCAAAGGCAAAAAAAGAAAAGACATTCAACGAAGCCGCAGCAAAAGCTAAAGAAACTGGGGAACCGCAAGAACTGAACAGGTGGATGGATGATTGCAATGACCCCTCGGAAGAATGCAGTTTCGATACTGTTATCAAGTATGTTCTGCCAAACGGCGAAACGGAAATTAAGCGGTATCATAATTGGTAAATAATAACCCCGCCTTCTGGCGGGCTACTTCAAGGAGGAATAAGAATGAAATTAGCATGGAAAACATTTGATTTCAGCTCCGGCCGGAGGGGTTATGTCACTGTTGAGGGTGACATAACACTAATACATTATACAAGCTTCGATAGAATCGCAATAACCGAAATATTTTTCCGGGGAAAAATGGCGGTAGAAATAAGACTCAAAAAAAATAAGTGTGAAGTGATCCAATATATTCACACGCCAGAAATGTGTGAGAAGCTTAAAGAGGAACTCGAATGGCTTCCAGAAGAAACGGAAATAAATACAAAAATTATGAAGGAAGCAATCTAAAGAATAATAAACCCCGCCTTCTGGCGGGCTTTTAGGAGGTAAAAAAATGACTTATAATGAAATGGTGGAGCTTGTAAAGAAATTACAAAATGAAGGGGAACGGTGTAAAATCTGCCAGCTCGAATTGTACTTAACTCAAAGAGGAGAACTGAGAAAGCAATTAGTGGCTGGAAATCATGAGTATGGAAAAGGCTTTTTTCACCTCATGACTTTTCAGGGAAAAGATATAAGGAAAGCAGAGTTATTGGTTGATTTTATTGAGACTCCGGACGGCTTCCCGAAAATGAAAGACTGGTATATGGAGGCTGATTTTTAATGCCGAGAACAAGTTGGAAATCACCGGAAACAGTGAGAAAAGCAGTCGAAACACTCACGAGAATTGACAGAAACGGCTTAGAAGTCCCGGAGCAGCTCCGGGCTTCTTACCGGCAGATGATTAACAGTTCAAGCGCAGAATTAGTCGCACTTTTTTATCAGGGCTTAGCGGAAAAGTGTCCGGAGCTGTTGAGTTTGTTTGCGAAAGAAAAAGAATAGCACCCTTCGGGGTGCTTTTTTTTATTGTGGTTGTTTCCGTTTTGGAAATAACCAATGTGCAAAATATGCACAATGCTTTTTGTAACATAAAATCTTACCGAAACGGCAAGAATTACACCTCAGTCATTCGGAAATCCCGGACAACTTCCGTGAAATCCTCGTATGTTCAACAACCGAACTAAAACAACCCCGCAAAACCGCTCATAGATTAAAGACTTATTTAATTGCCGTTTAATAGCGTTCAATAAGAGAGTGCTATATAATTATACGTTGCGATTAGTCTTTTATTCTGGGCGTTGAGTGTGTGAAGTGTGATGGCGTTAAAATTCTTCTTTCTTTTCTTATTTTTGCAAAATTCGATACCACACAGGGCATGACAATTTAGCTTCTATATATATAGATAAAATAAAAAAAATTCCGATTTTTGTTTTCTTCTTGCTTGCTTGACTTTTTTTGTCTATATATAGAGAAGCGTTTTTATCTGTGAGCATTAGAGTTAATTCTAACATTATTAAACAGAAAAAGCATAGTTGACAGATCAGCGTGTGAAATCCCGAGATTTTAAGATTTTACATAAATTTAATAATTAAATGCAAAAGAGAGGTTGACAAAATGAATAAATAGGTATATAATAAAACCATAAAAGCGATTAAGGGTCTTTGAGAAGTAAATAAAAACTAATCAGCACACCCCCGCAAGGTCTTGCGCCTCTGTGGATAGGTCGAGATTAGTTTACCTTGATAGGGAATTGAAGGCAGCCGAAAAAAAGTCGGTTGTCTTGAGTTTTACTAAAAAAGGGGAGGTTTTAAAATGTTTAATTTTGACAAGGTTTTGGATCAAAGATTAGAAGATCATCAAAGAGAACAAGATTTACAGGAAGAATATCAGGAATGGATTGACAATTACATTTCAGACAGGGGCGATTTGTTTAAAAGTGAAATAGAAGAAATAGAAGATTTGTTTTGGGATGATCCTGAAATGTTTATAAAGGAGGCTAATTATGAAATCTAAAAAAGTAAAGATTAATCCGAAGGAGCTTTTGGAAAAAGCTCAGAAGATGGCAGAAGAAAAACCGGAAGAGTTCGATGCTTTTGAAGTGTGCGGAAATTATTCACCGAATAATCAGATGTTGATATATTATCAATGCCCGTGGGCGAAGGAAGTAAAGGGATATAAAGCTTGGAAAGCTGAAGGGCGTCAGGTTCAGAAAGGACAGAAGAGCATAAGAATATTTGCGCCTCTGACGAAAAAGAACGAAAAAACAAATGATGACGAAGTTTTTGGGTTCAGGCTTGTTCCGGTTTTTGACATTAGTCAGACCGAAGAAATCACAGAAGGGGAGGAAAAAGAAAATGACAAAATCACAATTACAAGGGATCATCAACACGAACAATCGCATCATCTCGTCACAGCGTGATATGAGGGCTTCGGCCCTCATTTTTGATTTAGCTCAAAAATTATGTAGAATTGAAGGATGGGAATTGAAGAATTTTTTTAAGGAGGTGCGAAATGGAAAAGTTGAAAGAGCAGTATAAGGTGATGGTTGACAATTTGTTGAGCGAAACGATCACAAGCAATCTAAAAGCGCGTGTAGCATACAAAAGGTTGATGCGAATTGAACAAGTATGCAAGGGCTTAGGGTGGAATGTCGTTGAGATTTTAGGAGGCAATGGCGTTAAGGAGGCGAAAGAATGTTTGTGAAGCGAATAGACAAAAACGAAGCAATCAACTTGGATTATGTCAATAGAATCTATGTCAGGAAAGACGAAACAGATGACGGAATCAATTATGCAATCGTTGCGGAGATGTGGTTAGAAGGCGAAAATGGCAGCTATGAAGCTATAAGACTTGGAAGTTATGACGCAAAAGAAGAAGCGGAGGCGGAATTTGTGAACCTCATGAAGTTAGTTGATTGCCGTGGTTAAGCTCATCAACACATACATGACGGAAGCTGATTTATGTGAAATCGCAAGAATCAGCACCGGAAAGAAAAGCAGGGCGGATGAAGAACTCATCCGCTTTTTGATTCAACAGGGACATGACAGCGTATGGGAACATGCCGTCATGACATTCCTCGTTGAAGTCCCTATTTACACCGCCCGGCAATGGCAACGGCACAGAATAGGCAGCTTTACGGAAAAGAGCGGCCGTTATTCGGAGATGGAGGATTATAAACTTAATGTTTTGCCGGAAAACAACAAAATGTATAGTGATGACATTTATTTGAGAGGTGTTAAGTTTGTTGTTGACAAAAGTTTTGTGCGCTATTCTGAAATGCTTGAAGCCGGCGCACTCAAAGAAGAAGCCCGTCAAATCTTACCGCTATGCACTCTCACAAAATTTTACTGGACTGTGAACCTCAGAAGCCTCATGAACTTTTTGTCATTGAGAATGGATCCTCACGCACAGCAGGACATAAGAGAGAATGCTAATGAAGTATATAAGCTGTTTGAGAAAGAATATCCTAACATAGCAAACGAATGGGCAAAACGGGAATTTGCCGTTAAGGCATTCTTGAAAGACTGGAGGGCGTTAAATGAAACTAAGAGTCAGAAATAAACAAACGGGAAAGCTCTTCACGAAAAATGTGTCAGCCCGTGAATACATTTCAGCGGTTGAAGAGTTTAGGCGCAAGGCAAAGAAAGCAGGGAAAGAGCCGGATGATTATGAGGTTTTAGGGAGTGTGGTGGAATGATGCTATACAAAGCCGTCATACCGTTGAACCCTATAACAAAAAAGAATAGTCAACAAATAATCAAAAGCCGGGGACGGCCGATGCTTATACAGTCGAAGCGTTACCGGCAATATGAAAAAGACGCACTCATGCTATTGAAGAAACCTAAAAAGCCTATAAGCGCACCGGTAAATTTACGGTGCGTATTTTATAGGGCAACGAAACACAGAGTTGATTTGTCAAACCTCATTGAAGCAGCGCAGGATGTACTCGTCAAAGCAGGAGTGATTGAGGATGACAATTATAAATACATTAAGTCATTAGACGGTTGCCGGGTCGAATTTGACAAGAGCAACCCCAGAACGGAAATTGAGATTGAGGAGGTTGAATGAAAATAAAAATCGGCTACAAAAAGAAGAGCGGAGAAACGGCGGGGGCGGTTATTACAATCGACGAAGAAGGGCAAATCTATTCAATCGAACCTAAAACAGAAACATGGCGACGGAACTTGCCTGACTACGAGGAAGGAAGTGCAGTCTTTTTAGGAGTTGATGAGGATGAATAACAAAGATTTAGCTTACAAAGCTGTTGATTACATAATAACAAAACTTACAGAAAGAACTCTTGTAGAGCATATGCCGGAAATATGGGATGAATTAGAGGAAATCATTGAGGAAGTCAGAAGAAAGATTATGGAGGCGAAATGATGGAATTGCATATTACTTTGAAACACTTTTTTGCCATGGAGCAAGGCGACTCTGGAATAATACGGAAGCTTGTTTCTATCAAATTGACGGAAGAACAAATGAAAGAAATTTATAAAGCTGCTAAAAAATTGTATCCGTATCATCCGGGCGAAGTTGTTACTGAAAGTTTTCTGATTGATTCTGATGTATTTGAAAGGAACATGAAACGGTTGGAGGTGGCAGACAATGACAGTCAAACAGCTTAAAAGAATTTTAAAGGATTTACCAGATGATTATGAAGTTTTGGTGGATTTGGATTATGAATTAGATTACGGTTCAATAGTTGATGAACTTATTATAAAAGCCTATAATACCGATGCGGATTTTAAAGCATTATATTTAGTTGCCGAACACTAAACGCTCCGTTTGGGAGGTGGAATGATGAAAAAAATAGGCGTTTATCGAGGTAAAACAACTTATAAATGCAGAGAGTGGGTTGAAGGGAATTTAGTGTTTGATGACGAACATATGCCTTTTATTGTTCGCTTAGCAAACGAAAGCGATGAACCTTGCGACATTATAACTATTATGGATATTGAGTATGTTGCAGATTATGTTGAATTTGAAACTATTGAGGAGGCGGAATGATGACAGACAACGACAACTTAAGGAAATACGTTAAAGATTTACAAACAGAACTTGACAAAGCTGGCACCGAAAAAAGAAAGTTATACGTTCTCAAAAGATTACAGAAAGCACATGACGAATTGAACTTGTTAGACCCTGCAACATTGAGAACAGCAGATGCAGAAGAATATCATAGCTTTTTATATGACACCGTTCATAGTTTGAGTGAAATTATAGGTAATATTATTACCGCGCCGATTGCTCAAAAAGATTCAACGATAGGTTATACATAAATTACAAGAAATCAAATAACGCCCGAATAACGCACGCAAAATAATTTCACAGTGAATTATACTTAAACATATAGTTGAACGTCAAATTACCCCGTTTCTGTAAGAATACGTGGCAGTTTTTATATTTAGGAGGTTGAAGAATGATTAAAATAACTGAAATGTGGGAAAAGAAAAACAAGAACGGATTACCTACTGGCATATACAGGTTTCACGGGAATTATAAACAAGGAGAAGAATTTGTTGAAAACGTTGTCAGTTTTTTTGACCCTGACGCAAGTCACGCTCTTAAAAAAAGCGACAAAGCGCAAAGCATATGGCTAAACGATTTGTTTTATGACTGTTTTTTTTGGGATGGTTTCTACGATTGTATAGAATTTTTAGAGCAAGATAAAATCAGTGTTGCTTTTGAGGAAAAAAGCGACAGGGATTTTGTAGTTCATGTAGAAACCTACGATTTCAGGCATCCTTTGTTTTTAAAAATAGTTAATGCGTTGGAGGTGTGAGGAATGGCATTAGGTTTTATTTTAGGTTCACTATTTACGTTCTTGTTCATATTTATTCCGGCTGTCTTGTCAATAAACGAGCGTGACGACTACCGGACACATAAAGCGAAGGGGACGCAGAATCACGAAGTTTGGGAGAAGGAGGAGGAGAAATGAGAGAAATTTTGTTTAGAGGGAAAACGGAAGATGGGGACTGGGTTGAAGGGAGTTTCCTCAATATAAGAGGCGTTTACTATATCATTCCTGTTGATTTGGAACTCGAAGATTGCGTTTCCGAATCTTTCTTTTTTGATATTGCTGAATATGCAGTTATCCCCGAAACCGTTGGGCAATACACGGGGCTAAACGATAAAGAAGGAAACAAAATTTTTATTGGCGATTTGCTTCAAAAAGAACATAATAGCCTTCAACGTCCACAAGAAGAAGTTTTTAGAGTTAGAGAGTTAGACATAGGTGGTTATGTAATAGAGAACGAGAACGACTTTGGTTATTTATACAATCATAACGACAATTCAAAAGTAATAGGCAACATCCATGACAAACCTGAGTTATTGGAGGGAATAAAATGAGAAGTGAAAGAGTTTTTATGCCAGATGATATTAGAGAAGCGTTGGATGAGTTAAAAGAAAAGTTGTTGAGCGAAGTTGAAGAGGTATATCGAAATTGCGAACCAGATAATCAACAAGCAGAGATAGAATCATGGATTGCAAACGATATAGACAATTTGATTTTTGATACAAAAAAATCATAAAGGAGTATGAAATAAAATGAGAGAAATATTGTTTAGAGGGAAAGGAGGCGAGATACGTGGCAGACTATAACAGGGTAGCAATACCAGTTAAAGATTTAATAGAAAAATTACAGAAATTACCTACTGATAGCGTGATAGCTCTATTCACAAGAGACAGTGATTATGATGACTATTGGGGATACTACGAAATATCCGTAGAACATATTGTGGGCAATGAGTACCAGATACAAGGATAAAATTAATAATAAAGTTGGCTGTCAGCATTGGGCTAAGGAAAAGGAGAGTGGAGAATGAGAGAAGTTTTGTTTAGAGGGAAAGGTATAAACACCGGAGAGTGGCGATACGGTGCTTATTACAACGGAGTACATGGGGAAGGTTTGTCTAAAATATATGAACCACACAAAGAATTTATTATAGACGAACACACGGAAGTTTTTCACAGAGTCCTTCCAGAAACAATAGGTCAAGACACCGGACTAAAAGACAAAGAAGGAAACAGAATTTTCGAGGGAGATATTGTTTCTCACGAAGGCACAGCGTACAAAGTGTTTTTTGATAAAGAAGATGCCGGGTTTTATCTTAAATACTTCGCTGGGGTAGTGAGAGGGATATATGATGATGTGGTTGTTATCGGGAATACGACGGATAACCCTGACTTTTTGAGGGAGGGATAGAATGAAAAACGGAGAACTATTAGCTAAAAATTGCTGCTCCTACCACACTCTTGACGGCAATTTGAATTACAGCACCACTTGTCTGTTCACAAGGAAGAACAAATACATTGTCATGTACGATCAAGGAGAAACCGGTATATTATTTTATCCTGAACTTCAATATTTCAAAAGCAAAGAAAAAGCATATGAAGTTTTCACGAAATATGTTATAAGCACCCACAAAGAACTCCTTAAACAACACCCCGAAACAATAGATAGGATACACAGCTTTGACGAAGAAAACAAAGTGACCACCGTAATTGGAGAAATCAGTGAAGATTTCGATAACGATTTCAACCACGTTCTCTTTTATGATGATGAGCTAAAAAAGATTGTGAGTGACGCAGGTTTTGAAATGCTAAAAGAATTAAAAGAAGAAATGGAAGGAGAACAAAATGAACAGAAATGAAGTCACAAAAAAAGAAGCTGTAAAAATAATAAAACCCGTAGCTGAAAAACGCGGGGTTACAGATGAAGAGCTTGACGAATTGTTTGTTTTTGAAAGGGATTTATTCAATAAATATCCGTTGAATTTATCAGCCCAAGCAAAAGAAGAGATTATGGAGTTTTCAAAGGAATTGGCAAGAGCTGGCTTTTCTTATGACATGATGTTGGAGAAAGTCTTAGGTGATCTTTACGGTTTTTGGGCAAGAACGGGGGTTGATTTAGAAACAGAGATCAATGAAAAAGGCGCAGCGCAACTTTACATCGACGTAAGACATTCAAATATTTGTAATAGGATGGGGTGGGAAGAATAATGACAACTAAATTATTACTTCACTTTTTAGATGAGGTGTTTTTAATCCCGTTGGATAGGGGGTTTGAAATATGTTATAGCAAAGATGAAGATAAGGAATATTATTTAGTTAGCATCTTGGTTAATATGAGAGATTTATCTGAGAAGTTAGATGTTTACCCCTTATTTGAGTTTCATGTAGCGGATATAGACAAATTAGATGTAATCATCGCAAATTTATTCACAGCTTTTAAAACACAATTAACAGAATTGGACGTTCTGGACGATAGGGAAATACTGTTCTTCCTAAAAGATAAGCAAACGATTTTAAGGTATAAAGACATCGACATAAACCTAAATAAACAATATTATAAACACGAAGATCTTAGGGTGAGATGGTGAAATAATGACAGTAGGACAGCTAAAAAGTATCCTCGCAGGCTTGCCAGATAATTGCGAGGTTGAAGCAAACGTGGTTATTGACGGAATTGAATGTTATTATGATGACGAAATTGAAATTGTTGATCACCGTATTGAAAATTATAGATTCCCTGACGGAGAAGAAAAAACAACTCTGGTTTTGAATTGTAAAGAAATATAAATAACACCCGTATAACGCACGCAAAATAATTTCATAGCGAATTATACTTAAACATATGGTTGAACGTCAAATTACCCCGTTTCTGTAAGAATACGGGGCTGTTTTTATATTTAGGAGGTGTAAGAATGGCATTAGGTTTTATTTTAGGTTCGGTGTTTACGTTCTTGTTCATGTTTATTCCGGCTGTATTGAATATCAACGAGCGTGACGACTACCGGACACATAAAGCGAAGGGGACGCAGAATCACGAAGTTTGGAAGAAGGAGGAGGAGAAATGATAAGAAACTTTCTCATAGGCGAAATGGTTGAGATCTACTATAAAAGCAAAGTCGAAAAAGCGCAGATTTGGGATATTACAGGAGATATTTACACCGTCAAAATCGAAACAGAAACAGGCGACGGGGAGAAAATTAAAATCTTAGAGCCGGACATTATTGGATATCCGGGTGGGAAGTTATGAAAACATACCGGATAAAAGTAAATGACGAATACTTTGCGGGGGTAAGTGAAGAATTGTACGATGTGCCGGTTGGCGATGGCGGTTGGTATGAATACCGAAAAGAAATGAACAAGCTGCTATTCGGGGAACCGCATGAAATAGAGGGTGTTTTTAATTTGAAAAGCTACATAGAAAAAATCATAGCCGCAGAACGGGAAGGCTACATTGACTTGAAAGAGCTGACGATTGAGGGAGGGCAAGAATGCAGATAGGAAGCGCGGATGCGGAATACATGGACATTAACAGCAGGGAGAAACTTTTGAGAGAAGAAGAAAAAGAGAGAAAAATGAAAGAGAAGGTGCTTTGTGTACCGGCTGGACTATCCCTTGAAAACTTTGAGAGAAACGTGAATGAAAGAAGTGTATTTTTGGTGCGCAAATATGCTGAAAGAAACTTTGCTTACCGGCATATAATCCCTTATTGTGTGATTTTGATTAACAACAAAATATTAGCTTACAAGCGAAAAAAAGGCAACGAACCCCGATTAGAAGGGCAATGGAGTATAGGCATCGGTGGGCATATGCACCCGGAGGACGGCAAAGGCTATGAGGCTATTCTCAAAGCCCGTGACAGGGAATGTATAGAAGAGCTTGGCATTACGCCTCATAAGACTTTCGGGGACATTTACATAGCATTAGACAAGACAGAAGTTGACAGGGTGCATTTAGGCTTTTGTCAAATCATAACCGCATACAACGGAGAGCTGACACCCTCGAAAGAAATACCGGAATGGGAGTTTCTGACTTTTGAGGAATTAGAACATCGCAATCTTGAAACATGGGCACAGTATGTGATTGATTTGCTTGAATCCGGATGGGGTGATTTATTTGACAAATAGACAAAAAGAGAGTATAATAAAAGCAACAAAACAACGACACGATTACAGCAACCTCCTTTAGATTGCTCATACACATGAAATGATTGAACCTTGCGCCGGAGTGAACCCCCACCTACTCCCCATGGAGCCTCCGGCGTATTTTTGAATCAATTTCAAAAAAAATCGGGGAGGTTTTTTTTATGAACTACAAAACAAAACCATGGGCACATCAACAACTTGCCTATGAGAAACTTCAAACAAACCTTACAGAAAAACCGGGATTTGCATTATTCATGGACATGGGAACCGGAAAAAGCAAAGTAGTAATTGACTACCTCAACAACTCAGAAAATAATATGATTCTGATTCTATGTCCTAAGACAGTTGCAGGTGTGTGGCCGAGAGAATTTAGGAAACATGCCGTTGATGATTACAGGATATTTAACCTTTCGGGATTGACAAAGCGCAAGCGGGAATCAGAATTACAGAGGATAGATCAGGAAAAAAACCGGGGGTATAAAGTTGTTGTGATCCTCAATTATGAGAGTGCTTACCGGGATCCATTCAAGCTTTGGAGCTACAAGCAAAAGTTTGATTTGTTGATCCTTGACGAATCACATAAGATCAAAGCTCCCGGCGGGAAGGCGTCAAGATATTGCGCAACCCTGACTCAAAAACATTCAGCGAAAAACATCTTACTGACTGGAACGCCTTTGCCACATAGTCCTCAAGATATATATGCGCAGTTCAGAGCGATGAACCCGGAAGTATTTGGGTTCAGCGTGACAAGGTTTAGGAACAAGTATTCGCATCAGTGGGGGCAATATCAATCACAGCGGACATGGTTCACCGAAGGCGAATATACAGAGAATATTCATGAAAATTCTTATCAGGTAAAGGCATCAGAGGCTTTGGATTTGCCGGAAGCAATTCATGAGGATATAGATATTATTTTGCCGGCAAAAGCAAAGAAGATATACAGAGAGCTTGAAGAGGAGTTTATTGTTTGGCTTGACAATGGTCAGGAGGTCACAGCCGCTAATGCGCTTGTGAAGTTATTGCGATTGCAGCAGTTGACAGGCGGTTTTATCCATTCTGAGGATAAGACCTATAAAATACATGATGAGAAGATCGAAGCTGTTCTTGAAATCATAGACGACATATCGGAGCCGGTTGTTATATTTACGAAATTCCGGGCGGAACTTGATACCTTGCGAAAAGAATTAGAGAACAAAAAATATAAAGTCAAGGAGCTTTCAGGTAGACATAGCGACCTGGGGGAAGACGCAACGTATCCTGAGAATTGTGATGTTTTACTTGTTCAGATACAAGCCGGAGGTGTGGGGATTGACCTGACACGTGCAAGGATTTGCATTTATTATTCCGTTGGATTCAACCGGGGAGATTATGAGCAAAGTCTTGCAAGGGTTCATAGACCTGGGCAGAATAACAAGGTTATATATTATCACCTCGAAGCTCCTGGAACTATTGATAAGTACATCCGTAAGAACCTGAAAGCCAAAGGGGATATGGTCAAAAACATCTTAGAAGATTTTACAAAATTTTAATAATTAAAAATAAAAAGCACTTGACAAAAAGAGTAAAAGAGTATATAATAAAAGCGTAAAAGGTTATGGAACAAAAAAACTAAGGGGAGGAATTAAAATGACAGCGAAGGAAAAAACAGTACCGGCAAAATTCAGGATCAGAAGCATTGCAACGGACATTGATTTTTCGCTCGTAGATTTTAAATGGGCGGCGAAGGAGCTTGAAACAAAAGAAGAATTTGACGACGCAGCTTTTCAGCTCGAATTTCTCGAAATGCAAATAAAAAAGGCAAAAAAAGAATTGGGGAGGCTTGAAAATGAAAAACTTTAAGCGATTTGTAGAATTGACAAAGCAAAAAAGGCAAATGAAAGAAAATCTCCGGGAGCTCGAATCAGAGCTCCGGGGATTGGAAGCGGAGATATTAGAGGAAATGGCGGAATCGGGAATCGGACATATTAACATCGACGGTGCAACGGTTTATCTCTCGGAGATGACGGTTGCAAATCCGATAGGCGGAAAAGATGAAGTTTTGGCGTATACTAAGAGAATAGCACCGGAACTTGTCAAAGAAACTTATAATACGAATAGCTTCAATGCTTACATCAGGGAAATGATCGAACAGGATCAGTTACCGGAAGATTTTAATGAACACTTTGAGATTGAAACGTTCCATAAAGCGAAGGTGAGAATGTCATGACTAAAAAAACTGAAGGAGGAGAAAAAATGAGCAAAGAGATTGAAAAAATGAAGGCGTTTGAGATGGAGAGTAGAATGTTATCAGAAATGATCGCAGAAAACCTTGAAGGCGAAAAGATCAGCGTTAATGACCTCATAAAGGTTGAACGGGATGGAAAGGATTTTGTGATCACGAATGCAGAGGGTACAAATAGCAGTAAGGAGTTTGAAGGCGTTATCATCTATAAGCATAACACGAGATCGTATTGGGCGAAGAGTTTTGATGAAGGGGATATAGATGCACCGCCTGATTGCTCGAGCGAAGATGGAAACATAGGCGTTGGCGAACCTGGGGGAGAATGCGAGAGTTGTCCAATGGCTCAATTCGGATCAGATGGAAACGGGCAGGCTTGCAAGAAACATCAACGCTTATATGTTTTGTTACAGGATGACTTATTGCCGGTTGTGCTTAATATCCCGACGGGTTCACTGAGAAAAGCCAAGAGTTATTATCTGTCACTTGCTCAAAAGGGTGTGCCGTACTATGGCGTAGTAACGAGTTTTACGATTACAGACGCAAAGAATAAGCAGGGAATTAAATACCCGGAAGTTAATTTTTCAGTCAAGAAGTTCCTCAGTCCCGATGAAATAAAATCGGCAAAGAGTTATAAAGAACTTTTTCAAAAGATAGTATAATCAAAACAATTTAGAGGGCGGGGGGAACCCCGCTTTTTTAGACGAAGGAGGAGAAAATCGTGTTAGATAAACTTTTTCAATATAAAAAGCCGGATCATTTTGTCTTGATATGGAATGCAAAGACAAAAAAGTCGTCATGGTTCAATGACCCGGAAGAAGCAGAACAATTTGCAATGGACGAAGCAGACGAAGCGGATATATATTTTGGACTGGGGATTAGCCCGAAGCCGTTCGGGACACACAAGCGGTGTAAAGCTGATGATGTTGTGGGGATTACATCATTCTGGATTGATATTGATGTTAAGGGGGAAAATCATCAGAAACAGAATTTACCGGAAACGTTTGAAGATGGTATGAAGATGGTTTTTAAGAATCCGTATCCATCATACATTGTCAAGACTGGAGGAGGCTTGCACGCTTATTGGTTGTTAGATAGAGTTTACACAAAGGACGAAGTTAAGAACACGCTCAAAGAATGGCAACAGTCATTTTCAGGCGGTTTTGATATAGATGCGACTCATGATTTTTCGAGAGTTCTAAGAGTGCCGGGCACTTATAATCACAAGAATGATCAAAAGCAATATGTGGAAGTTGTATCAGACATTGGCACAACTTATAACCTTGCAGAATTGAAAAAGATGTTGATTGATAAGAAAATCAGCATGCTTTGTGAGAATGACGAGGAATTTGAAAAAATCTGGCATCATAAAATCAATCGGGGGGATCAGTCGCAGAGCGCTGTGGATATGAGGATTGCAAACTTTCTAAAAAAGAATAACTATCATCCGGAGGAAATCAAGGAGCTTCTGAAAATCAATCGAGAGCGATTCAGC